GGCATTACTGGAAAAGATGTTGGATCTCCCATCATCTCTCCTACCGATGTCTGATAGACTCGGCCCGAGGTCGTAGAAAACTTTTCGATACCTCGAATCCAATCTAAATATTTTATTGGATAATTATGTACCAGCTCCTCCCAATTTTCTGGGAGGGGCGGGCACTGTTCATGTGCAACTTGTAAAGGATGAACCAATGTTGCTACAACTGACCAAAGAGGAACCTCTGGTTCAGGAGGTGGATTATCTAACTCTAATGAGTTTGGTTCCACAACAAGCTTTGAGCCCAATAATTTTGGGAGTAAAGGCTTGAACCTACCCAATTCATCTGGGAATAGGTCACAAAGCTCTTCATAGACAGTAATTGTCAACCAGAATGGATGAAAATCTGTTGCGGAAGACAAGTCAATAGAGAGCTTATCTCCTTTTGGCAGCATGGGTAAATCCAGTTTGCCTCCAAGAGATTTGGAACACGAAGGATCCCCTACTAAAAGGGAATCCAACGCCTTCCTAAGGACACTCTGTAATAAATTAACAGCGGTCAAGGACTTAGTCGGAATTCTCGTCTTAAGTCCCTTTTCCGGCGCAACCAATGGTTGGACAGGAAGGATGTCTAAATTTTCAACTATATGAAATGCGGCATCCATCATTCTCTCGGACAAAAATTTGTTCAAAGAGTTTGACGATTGGACCATAACGTCCCGGGTAGCATAGAAATACTTATTCCTAGGCTGCGTCTTAATCATTTGACGAATCCTTTTTTGGATTTTGTTAAAGTTAGGATCCCGACGGGTGTCAAGTACTTCACCAGTCTGGTATACCCTCCAAGGGGTATAATTGTTGGAAAGAAGATGTTTCCAACAAGGAAGAGTCCACGGACCAATGTAGACTTTCTTCCCAATAACTTCAAATAAATTAGGAGTATTTAACCCCAATTGAGTATTGGAAATAACTTTAGGCGGAGTGAATTTTGGAAAAAATTCCTTATTCATCTTGTAAACACGATCGTTTACAGGCCTAAGCATTCTAACCCACCCTGGTCTTTGGGCGGCTGTTAATGCACTGGGATCCTTACCTTGTAAATACAAGGAAAGGCCTAGAGACACTAAATGCGAATATGCCTT